TTAAAATTTAAGGTATCTTGTAGCTGAATACCCTGTTACACTCTTGTACTTAACTTTCGTCCAAGTGCTGCCTTTTTTCAATACTTCAACTTTAGATTTCTTCGGAATCTTACCAATGATCTTAGATGATACGTTTGCACTCTGTCTGATCATCAGTGGATCGGACTTTGTAACAACCTTAGCATATGCAGTCTTATTAACAACTTTTGATACTGTCGTTTTTACGGCCTCTTTGACCTTTGTAGCTGTTCCCAGCTTTTTATTACAGATTCCCTCTGCGATCAGCTTAGCAATCTTATTAACGTTTTTACCGATCTTATAATCGGGCTTGGAGTCACAGAAAAAGCTCTCTGTCATGATCGTTGTTGCCTTTGTGCCATTCAGCATGTACAGGTTTGTTCTCTTCTGCACGTCACGATCTGTAAATCCAGCGGATACCAGTTTCTTCTGTACTCTCTTTGCGTACCTCTTACCATTTTCGGAAACGTATAATACTTCTGTTCCGTGTGCTTTTCCATTATAGCAATTCAAATGACCTTCTACGACGAGATCATAGTTCTTTGCATTTAAACGTGTCAGTTTCCATGATTTTTCCTGTGATGCAGCGGTAAATACTTTCTCTGGGCAGATATACAGATCAACACTGTGTCCGTCACTCTCCAGATATTTTTTTACCTTTTTCATCAGCTTTTTATTGTACTTATACTCGTTTACTCCACCGCAATCTTCTCCACTTGCTGATGTATATGATCCATTTTTAAGCAAACTGTGTCCTACTGTCAATGCGATTCTCATATGTCTACACCTCCTGTTCTGCTGCTGCCTGATTATCTTCTGTCTGTTCCTGTTCCTCTGGATCTTCTAATTCAGTTTCAGGTAACGGAGTCTCTGCGTAATTTGTCCATGTTCCGTCATCTAACTCTGTCGTATGATTGATCTTATCTTCTCTGCTGACTTCCTCAACATCTTCTAAATCGTATACTGAATTATTTAATTTACCATCATCGAGTAGATCTTTAATACCGTCAAACCACAGTTGCACAGCTTCTTTTAACATGCTCTCGCTTACAAATAATTGAATAGGTTTGGGCAAAAGTCCTCTGGCCATATGTATTACATAATCAAATTTCTGCTGTCCTTGCTTGGATGCACGGAAGGTTTTCTCTGCTTCTACAAACAGCTTGTAAACATCCAGTCTGATCCCTTCCAGACCTTTTCTAGTGATATAGTCGATCAGCTTCTTAACTAAAAAGACAATGATCAACGCTGTGATCACTGCCAGGAATAGCACTTTATTCTGTTCAAATAATTCTTTCATGATTTATTTCTCCTTTTTATAATCCAGCTTGTTTGAGTACGAATCCGATTACTGCCCCGACAACTGCTGTTAGGACATACATAGAGATGCTTCTCCATTTTTCTCCGTCTCGGTTTTCTAACTCTTCAAGCCGTTTGCTCTGCTCTGTCTGATTAACAAGCATATGTTCCATATTGATCGCAAGTTTTTGAACTGACAATGTAAGGTCATTGATCTGTCTTACTGTCACTTCTAACGCTTCAATTCTTTTGTTTTGTCGGGTTTGCTCATGATCAACATCACTCGCAAATGCATTATGTTCATTTCTACTTATGTATTCATCATCCAAATATGTCTCCTTCCTCAGCTACACCGTTGCTGTCGTTGTTACTTGACTTGTTTCTAATTCGGAAGAAAATATGCAATAGAAGCAATTAACATCACTTTCGTTTACTTCAAGTCCTACGCTGATCTTAACTTTTCCACCGGTCTGTACTGGGTTAGGAGACAGGCTTACAGACTTAATTTCAATGATTTCTGCTGCCATCATACCACCTTCACTTCTATATGCTCTATTAAGATTTCGTCTAATACTGCATATCTGATGTCAAGTGTATAGGTACCACGCTTTTGAGGAGAAATCAGTGCTTCTATATCATGTTCTTTAATATTACAAACTCCAGTGCTTTCTTCAGCTTTGTCTTTCATGTATATTAGCGAATACTCCGCACTTTCAATTGTAAATTTCTCATTTTTAATAGAATGTATAGTAATTACTGCTGTTCTGGATTCTCCCAGGTGCATTATGATCACTTTCTTTTTTTGCATGTTCTCCTCCTCTTTTTTTCTTCTTATTTCTCGTTGTGCAAGGTTGCATACAAATCAAAAGGCTTCAGTGAAACTCTTAATGCTTTAAGATCTACTGTAAGTATGTATGTAGAATAGCTACTTACATTCCCTGCCTCATCATATGCAGTTAATCCGATTACATACCTGCCGTTTAATGTGGCTGGTATAACGGACTCCCATAAATCTAAAGAGTCAGCGGATCTAGTTAAGATCACTGACTCTCCGTTTACATTCCCTTCTAGTCGAACTACCATAACAACTAACCTAGTCCGTTACTTCAACGGATATGATAAATGTTTTGCCAGCATCGACTGGGTTCGGTGTCAATGTAACACTCTTGATCACAGGTGTGGTTTTGTCTAACGTAACGGTACGTGTTATTGTCGTTGTCTTACCAGCACCATCGGTTGCAACAACGGTAATTGTGTTTGTACCTACTGCAAGAGTAAGGGCCTTGCTGAAACTTCCATCGCTTCCAACTGTGACTGCTTCTGCTGCTCCAGAATTAAGTTTAACTGTTACCGTGACAGGACTGCTTGTTGCATCGTTGGTTGTACCTTTTACTGTGCAAGCAGTTTGATTTGTAATAAGTTTATCAGTTGGGCTGGACAATGTTAATACAGGTGGAACTGTATCTACCTTAAACGATGTTGAGCTTGTAGCTGCTGCGTTTCCGTCATAATCGCTTGCATCCAATTTGATTGTATGGCTTCCATCGGACAACGCTGTCGTTGGTGTATATGTACACTGGTATCCGCTTGTGATCGCAGTCTTAGTTATTGCATCGCCTGTTACCTTAGTACCACTGTCTAGCGTGATACCGATTGTTGATGGATTAACACCAGAATCGGTATCGGTTACCTTCCAAGTAATTACAGGCTTGTTGTTTGCCGAATATGATCCGGACGTTGGAGACACGATTGCAATAACTGGAGCGACCTTCTCTTTTACCTTTAATTGCAGTGATGATCCTAACGTACTGTCGGTTGCATCTTTTGTGATTGTGTTTCCTGCCTCATCGGTTGCCTTAACCGTTACTCCGTAATAATGTCCACTCTGATTGTATGAACTCTTCGACGGAGCTGTTACCGTAGCTTCATATTTGCCGGTTGAACTATTAAAAGTCAGTGTATATGTTTGACCGTTAATAGTCGCTTGTACTGTTTTTACTGACACTTTTTTCTCCTTTCTTGTTCTCAACAACACAACTAAATTCTGATAAAGAATACAAAACTTATTCTACTGATGGAATCAGCATAGAAATAAATAGCCAGTGTGCTATGTTTTATATCAGAAAAAGCAAAAGTTTGACAGGTGGAAATACAACTCAAACTTTATTAGATTTACCTAATGGTATCACTTTAAAAAATGAAGTTTTCGCTCCTTGCGAAATCATTGACGGAAGCTGGACTCCATACGGAAATACCGGCTACATAAACGCCAGAAACGGACAGATAAATGTGCGATGCAAAGACAGTACGTCTACCAGTATAGTCATTGCTATGTTTACAGTTCCTAGGTATTTTATACAATTTAGTTAAATTATATGAAATTTTATTTAATCCCAAAAACTCTTATGTATTTAACGCCATGATCAGCAGACAGTTTTACAGTTGTAGCAGTATCGCTTGCATATGTAAACGATACTGCAGATATCGTGCTGTCATTCGAACCATGAGCCACGAAGCTATAGGATTTTCCTATTTTTTCGAAGATAACCCTTGGAACAGTTACAATACTGCGAATATCATCATCACTAGCACCGAACGCAAACACAATAAATTTGTAATCACTTAGTTTTCGATCACCATAATGATTAATTGTTTGACTTGTTGTCGAAACAGATGTTCCTACTATGATTGTATCGTAATCAGAATTTTAGCTGTGTTGTTGAGTTCTATTTATTGTTACCATAGCTGTTTAGCATGGCGATCTGTTTTTTATAATATTTTTTCGCATAAAAATAAAATCTCCTTCCCTTTTAAGCAGATTTAATAGTTTATATATTAGATTTGTTATTATTCTTTAAGCTGCATAACGAATATATTCATACTCGATCATATCGTCTGAAGCATCATAATATGTACCGGCAGTCATATTAATGTCTGCATGACCTAACAATATCGCAACATTCTGCAATGGCATTCCTCTCATTATGAGATTTGTACATAATGTCCGCCTAAATTTGTGCGGATGGGCATATACGTTACACATTCTTCCAAGTTCTCTTACTACTCGCTCAATGCCATCCTTTTGTAATCGATCATACGGAAATCGCTTAGATGTAAAAAGAGCAATATTATTATCTTGCCTTGTTTCTAAGTATCTGTTGAGATAAATCATAGCGGTATCTGAAATGAATACCGTCCTCTCTTTATCTCCTTTCCCTACAATTCGTACTTTCTTTCTCAAAAAATCTACGTCGTTCAAACTTATATTACTTAGCTCCGACACACGACATCCTGTACATGCTAACATCTCTATCAACGCCCGATCACGAATATCCGTACATGCTATACGCATACGTTCCATTTCATCAGCTGTAAACGCATTCTTCTTTTTCTTTGTTACTTTGATTTTCTTAATTTTTCGAGTTGGATCTTTGTCGATGTACTCCTCATCAGCCAGCCAACTAAAAAACGAGGATATTGCTGATCGCTTATTGTTTAATGATAAATTCGATATGCCTCTGCTTTGCTTATACGCATATAGAAATCCCCTAATATCGGTTGCATCTATGTCTTTTGCTTCTTTTGCAGTGAAATAATCTACAAACTGTGTTAGATGTAAATTATACTGTTCAATCGTTCTGTTGGATTTATTTTCTACAATCAGCGTCGCAAGGAACGTATCTTTTAGCTTCCTTAAACTGTCATTGTATTCCGTCAATTCCGTCGATTCTTTCTTAATCTGTACATCTCGGAACTCTTCTACCAGCACATTTTCAAGATAATCTAGCTCTTTTTTCTTGATTCTATTGCCCATTTTAATCAAAACATTGCTTATAATTCTGTCACGCATAATACATTCTCCTTTGTGTGTTTGTTATACGTGAATTATATTCCATTACGCTGCGGAGTGTATCCATAACTCCGCAACTAAATTCTGATTCTGTATTCGAAGAGCGATCATTACCAAATTTATATGTAAAAAGAAACAAAGATATTGTAATAGTATCTGCATTTTTTGGTGCAAATCTAACTGGTGGGAATACAGATAACACGTATAAACTTCCAAATGGCGTAAATTTTACATGTAGTTTATTTGCCCCATGTGAGATTTTAGATCAGAATTGGACGCCAATTAGAAATTCGGGATACATAACAGTGAACGGAAATAAATTAATTGTTAGATGTGCAACAAGCATAAGTAATGGTGTAGTTATTGCAAATATAGTAGCACCTGCAAGTTTGGTGCAATTTATTTAAATTACGTTGCTGGACTGATCTAAATAAACTCCTGGTGGAGCTATGACCATGAAATAACCCCAATTAGGAAGATTATATATATTGAACGAATCCCCACTTGCTGAACAATTTAAGTTATAACCAGTAAGATTCGTAACTTGATCAACGCTTATATTTGCACCTGAAATATTGATCAGGATGATTGCACACATTGGTATTCCGTTTCCGTTTCCAATAACAAATAACGGCATTTTATCACAGGTTTTATTTATAGTATTTCGATTCTTCATAGTGACAGAAATACTCGTGCCACTACCGCTCGATTGAAAAACAATATTTTTAGCTCTTTCCATATCAGAATTTAGCTGCGTAATAGCATCCTGTGCATTCGTCATGTCAGTCTGATTTGCTGGCGTAAATCCAAGGGCTGTCGTTACATTACCTTTGGTTAATTCTCCACGGATTGTAGCACTGCTTTTATTCTCCACATTGCCTAATCCAACTTGGCTTTTGGTAACTCCGTGAGGATTACTTTTATTCGCAAGATGATTAATCAGAGTTGTAATTGCAAGTTTAATCTTTGCAAATGCAATAGATATTTTCTCGCCACTTGATAAAGTCACAAGAGTTGTTGCATCTGAATATGTCGGTGTCTGATCATTTGTCGCTACGTTCGGAACGTTCCCTAAGCCTACTTGCGACTTAGTAACACTATGAGGGTTGCTCTTGTTTCCTGTATGCGTATTTAACGCTTTCTGCATAGTTTCAAATGTAACGTACCCTTCTGGATCAACCGTTGCTGTCATTGTTACATCATTATTAAGCTTGATGTAAAAATTATGTACTAACGACCATGACGGCATAGCCGATTCTGCCGGAACTTCTTTCCCTGTTGTACTTTGAGAAATCGCAAACAACACTTCACTTCCGGTTGATCCTTTTGCATAAATTCCAAGCTGTGTCATGCTGTATCCGGCAGATAAACCAGCGTTTGAAAACAATACTCCTATCTTGATTGTTTCGTTTGTTTTTGTCACGCCCTGTACTGTTCCAGACTGCTTAATTGATGATACCGCCGTCTGACTTTTCAAAGCACTAACGTCAACTTTACCAGCACCAGACTTGATCGCTGTTACTGTTATTGTTCCTCCGCTTAAGGCATTCTTTAATAATTCAATACCTGCATTTGTAATTACTGTATTTTCCCACATGATTTTATACCTCACTAACGATCGAAGAAGAATATTCACAAGAGCCTGAAACAATCGCATAATTCAATGCCGTCTCTGATTCTATAACGTCTGAAACACGAATATCGCACAATAAATGTGCTGGTTTCAATTCCTCAATTCTTCTTACTACTTCATCATAATTATTTACTTCGCCATAAAGATTGACTTGAAATGTATTTTTTGCTGTATTTTCTATGAGCTTTGTTTCTACACCGCTCAAAGCTTCTATGATCTTTTCAAACCTTTTAGGATTCAAAGGCCTTTTTATCCTCATTTGCAAAATCTGTGTTCTTCTCTGCTCAATCGTCTGATCTGGAAGCGGCGTTATTCCGTATTCTTTTTCCCAAATAGGGAGCCCCCATGTAGCACGATCAACAAATATCTGATCAAATATATCTTCACATATTGTTTTTACGTCATCTATCTCAAGTCCGATCACTTGGAACAGCCAAAGTCCGATTCTTGATTTCCCATAAATCGGCGATACATAGTCAATCATTTGTTTTGCACTTTCACTCGTCAGGATTTGCTCCATAAGGTCTGTTTTATACCACATAGTATCATCCCTCCGTTATTGTTACTATTCCTAAAACCGGCATTTGTCCAGATTCAAGGTCTACATTTTTTGACACTCCATTGATTTGTACACTGTCATAATCATAGATACCTGATACAGATCCAATGATACTGTTGATCGCTGATATTCTAACCGCACTATCATTCGATGAAACATTTAACAAATATGACTGAAGTGCAGCTTTCAAATCATTCTGCACATCGCCAATTTCTGCTTCTCTCAAATAAACCACAGCTGATATGTTAACTACTACTGTTTCAGGAGCCGTTATCTCTAATACAGCATTGGGCGGTGCTAAGCGATCTGATTCACTATCTGGACGCATAATATAATCATACACAGCATCTTGAATCTGCTTCGATGCTGGTACTCCGTTCTGATCCATTAAGATGATCTTGATTATTCCAGAGTCATCTTTTGCTGGTATCACAGTAACTGCACCAACACCGGGAACTGACAATGCCCATCGTTTATAGTCTGCCACATTCCCAACATAGGAAATGTCATGGCTTCGATCATACTCAACAATTCGTTCTCTTAAAGTATCATCGTCCTCTTCATCCAAACCGCCTGTAACAGCTTCCTCATTTGTAACAGAGATTATTTCATCGAGCAGTTCTCCTGTCTCATCTCCAGTATGTAATACGATCGTATTTACTCCAACATTGCTTGCAGATCCTCCTTCTGCTGCCTCAATTGGAATCTTTGCATTTCCAAGAGAATCGACCGTAACTTCCTCTGTTGTTACAAAATCTATCGTATTTCCTTCGTCATCTGCTTCTGTAGAAAAACCATATCCTAAAGGAATAACAAGACCGGCTTTTGCTGTAACAGTCACATATCCTGTTGCATTTACCGATTCTCTTCGTACAAGACCTCTTCCATCAGCGTGGTAATCCAATAGGTAAGATTCTTCACAGGTTACCGGCGAAAGACTTTTCAATACTTCCACAAGCACATATTCTTTTAGCTCTGCTATCTCAATCGCTGTCGGACGTGTAAAATCCCAAGGAAAACCGCCTTCGGATTTATCAATATCTTCTGGAAGATTGCTAAGCATCTTTTCATGGATTTCCTCTTCACTCGAATTATTCAAGAAATCTGGCAATTCTAGTTCTTCTGCTTCCAATGCCATTTTTAGACCACCTCACTTTCAAATTGTGTCTGTATTTCTATATCTCCATCAATACCCTGCACCTGTACTGTTACAAGACAATGTTCTGCTTCCCATTGAAACATAATATTCCCAACGTACAAAGTTCTTTCGGACGGATCAGCCATCAATGCTTCTTCGATTTCTCTTTGTAAAATGCTTTCTGCCTCTTCACGGCTATCCGCTTGCAAGGCACTTTCATAGTCAATCCCAATGTCGGTGGAATATCCTTCATGAGCGTATCTTTGTGTCATGATCGTTTTGTAACACCATTGCACCCACGCCTCGAACCCGGATGCCTCTTTTAATTTTCCATCGTGAAGCGTAACAAAGTCTCCAGTATCAAAAATCAAAACCAC